GGAGCTGGTCTTGTCTTTGTAGCAATGTCAGTAAGTGATTATGAGCTTATGGCTTATAATATGCAAGAGATAAAACGTTATGTTCGTGAATTAAAGGAAGTGGTTATATACTATAGAACAGTGACATTACCACAAGTCGACAAAAAAGAAGAAATATTACCGGAGAATGTTAATGAGCAAATCACACCCAAGTGAAGAAGAAATCAAACTAGTTGAAACCTTTTCAAAGGAATTTAAATATACGTCTGATAAAGACCAATATGGTAAGCGAGAGGCGTGGTATATTATTAAAGAAAAAACTTTAAAAGTAAAGAAGTCAACATATTATACTGGTGATTGTGAAGATTATTCACTGACTACGCTTTATAAGTTAAAAGGCGAATCTATGGCTAAATTCTGGTTAAGTCTTCTTACTCGTGAAAGTAAAATCTGTTTCTGTACTGTATCAGGAGGCGGTCATGCTGTCCTGAAATATAAAGGTCGTTATGTAGATAACATCCAACAAAAATTCGTTACTAAAGCCCACATGGAATCTAAGGGATACGTTTTCTCTAGTTGGATGTATATTCCATATCAAGTTGCAATCAATTTAGTTCTAGGTAAAATATATAAGAAATTCCGAAAATAAGTGTTTACATGCACTAATAATTATGATATAATATATAAGTTTTGTAATTGAATTAAATCGGATAAATCTATGAACGCAATTAATGTAATTAAAAGGGATTCTAGTCTTCAACCATTTGACCTAGAAAAAGTTCACCGTGTGCTCGAATGGGCCACGGCGAATATCACCAGTGTTTCAATTTCAGAGATTGAATTGAAAGCCAATATCCAGCTCTATGATAAGATACCTGCTGATAATATTCATGAATTATTGATTAAGTCTGCGGCAGAACTTATTTCTGAACAGACCCCCAATTATCAATATGTTGCTGCCCGTCTTATTAGTTATAAGATTCGTAAAGATGTATATGGTCAATTTGAGCCATGGTCATTAGTCGATCTTGTAATTGAAAATGTAAATAAGGGTGTCTATGATGGAGATATCATGGTAAAGTATACCCGCGACGAGTTGATGGAATTGGATGCCTATATTAAACATGATCGGGATGAACTCTTTACCTATGCTGGTATGGAACAATTCCGTGGTAAGTATCTAGTACAAGATCGCCGTACTAAAGAATTATACGAATCTCCTCAGATGTTGTATATGATGATCGCTGCTACGTTATTCTCGAAGTATGAAAATAATCGAATTAAATTTGTTAAGGACTATTATGATGCTATTTCACAATTCTATATCTCATTACCTACACCAATCATGGCAGGAGTACGGACTTCTACAAGGCAATTCTCTAGTTGTGTGCTTATTGAGGCAGGAGACAGCCTGGATAGCATTAATGCTACTTCTACTTCGGTTGTAAAATATATCTCTAAGAAAGCTGGTATCGGTATCGGTGCTGGTTCTATTCGTGCTGCTGGAGCTAGAGTCGGCGATGGTTCAATTGTCCATACTGGTCTTATTCCCTTCCTAAAGTACTTTCAAGCTGCAGTAAAATCGTGTTCTCAAGGTGGAGTTCGTGGTGGTGCTGCAACAGTATATTTGCCTTTGTGGCATTATGAATTCGAAGATCTTGTTGTACTTAAGAATAATAAAGGTACCGAAGAAACCCGTGTTCGACATATGGATTATGCATTCCAGTTTAATAAGTTAATGTATGAACGGCTCCTAACTGGTGGTAATATTACCTTCTTCGATCCTAATGATGTACCTGGTTTATATGAAGCATTCTTTAATGATCAAGAGAAATTCAAACGGATTTATGAAAAGTATGAAAGAAAAACCTCTATTCGTAAGAAATCATTACCAGCATTAGAAGTCTTTCAATCATTTTTGACTGAACGTAAAGATACCGGCCGTATCTATGTAATGAATGTAGATCACGCTAATGATCATGGTTCGTTTGATGCTAATGTCGCGCCTATTCATCAGTCTAATCTTTGTTGTGAGATTGATCTGCCCACTAAACCTTTGAATAGTTTTGATGATGAAGAAGGTGAGATTTCTTTATGTACTCTTTCTGCTATTAATTGGGGTTTGATTGCTAATCCAAGTGAGTTCGAAAAGTATTGCAATCTATCTGTAAGGGCACTAGATTCGTTATTAGACTATCAAGACTATCCATTACGGGCTGCTGAAATATCTACTGCAAATCGCCGGCCGCTTGGTATTGGTATCATTAACTTTGCCTATTTCTTGGCTAAACGTGGTTTGAAATACGATGAACAGGCCTTTGATGTTGTAGATGAATACGCCGAGGCTTGGTCATACTATTTGATTAAAGCATCAGCGGATCTTGCTGTAGAAAAAGGTGCTTGTCCTAAATCAAATGAAACTAAGTATTCTCTTGGTATCACTCCTAATATGACCTATAAGAAAGAGGTAGATGGTTTAGTGAAACATACTTCCCGTATGGATTGGACTTCACTTCAAGATCAACTAAAACTTAGTGGGATTCGTAATTCTACTCTGATGGCTCTTATGCCGGCAGAGACTTCTGCTCAGATCTCAAATAGTACTAATGGTATTGAACCCCCTCGTGCATTGGTATCTTATAAGCAATCTAAAGATGGTGTAATGGCTCAAGTAGTTCCAGGCTTTCATCACTTAAAGAATAAGTACGATCTACTATGGGATCAAAAGTCTCCGGATGGTTATCTTAAGTTATGTGCCATTTTACAGAAATATATCGATCAAGGTATCTCTGTGAACACATCATATAACCCGGGTCATTATGAAGACAATAAGATTCCTATGTCTGAAATGGTAAAAGATCTTATTACTGCTTATAAGTATGGTTTAAAACAACTATATTATTTTAACACTCACGACGGCTCTGGTGATAGTGAAGAACTACATACATATTCAACTGGTACAGAAGGTAATATTATGGCTGATTACCAAGATGATGAAGAATGTGATTCTTGTACTATTTAACTGTGTACTATTGTTGAAATACGTGTTATAATATATACTTAATTATTAAGAGATTTAAACTGCATGATACTAAAGAAAAGTAAAAAATCTCATTTGGATAAGAACATGTTTTTTGACGAATCAGTAGATATTGCTCGTTACGATCATGTTCGTTATCCAAATATTGAGAAACTTACTGATAAACAGCTGGGGTTCTTTTGGCGACCTGAAGAGGTTGATGTTTCAAAAGATAAGATAGATTTTAATAATCTAACTTATAATGAAAAACATATTTTTACCTCTAATTTAAAAAGACAAATCGTGCTTGACTCTGTACAGGGTCGGGCACCAAACCTTGCATTCTTACCAATTACGTCTCTACCAGAGATTGAGAATTGGATAGAAACTTGGTCATTTTTCGAAACTATTCATAGTAGATCATATACGCATATTATTCGTAATATCTATCCAGAACCAGGTCTAATATTTGATCAGATCCTTAATATAAAAGAGATTTCTGATTGTGCTACAGATATTTCTAAGTACTATGATCGATTAATCGAATACAATAATAGTAATCAAATTGGATCATATGAACATAAAAAGATTCTTTGGTTGGCTATGAATGCGGTGAATGCACTTGAGGGTATTCGTTTCTATGTATCTTTTGCTTGTTCATGGGCCTTTGCAGAACTTAAACATATGGAAGGTAATGCTAAGATCATTAAGTTAATCGCTCGAGATGAGAATACTCACTTGGCTGGTTCGACTATGATAATTAAAAATCTTGTGAAAGAAGATAAAGATTTTGCTCAGATTGAAAAAGAAACTATTGATGAAGTTCAAGCACTTTATGTTTCTGTAATAGAACAAGAGAAAGATTGGGCTAACTATCTTTTCAAAGATGGTTCTATGATCGGGTTAAATCAACGACTGCTTGCTGAATATGTAGAATGGATTGGTACAAAACGTATGCGTGCATTAGGATTAACTTCTCCTTATACTATAGCTAAATCAAATCCATTACCTTGGACTGAAAAATGGATTGGCGGTGGTAATGTACAAGTTGCCCCACAAGAAACTGAAATTACATCCTATGTGACTGGTGGGGTAAAACAAGATGTAACAATTGAAACTATGGCAGGATTAAGTTTATGAAAATAGAGATTTATTCGAAGGATAATTGCTCGTTTTGTGCTAAAGCAATATATAAGGCGCAGGCTATGATCCAAGAAAATGACGAATATACATATAAAGTATTTAAGCTTGGAATCGATTTTGATAGAGATACTTTACTCAAATGGTTTCCAAGTGCTAAAACATTTCCACAAATTAAAATCGATGGCCAATCTATAGGTGGTTGGAGTGAATTCGAGCGCTTTTAAGGAGAAGGTATTTGAATGAAAAAGAAAGATTATTGGGTTACTGTTAACTGCGGTTATTGCTTCAACGAGTCATTAATAGGTGTTGATGATGAACAAGAAAATATCATAGAATATTGTCCTCAATGCGGAGAATATCAAGATGATGATATTCTAGAAGAACTTGATTTTGATGATGAATAAATAGGAATATGACCGAATGGCTAAAAGACGATACAGTATGGCAACCACCAAACAACTTCAAGGCAGAAGACGTGTACGGTTTTGTGTATCTAATAACGAACCTGAAAACGAATCGGAAGTATATCGGAAAGAAATGGTTTTGGGCAACGAAGACACTACCAATAACCAAAAGCAGAAAACGCAAAAAGAAGACCATAGTTGAATCCAATTGGCGCAAATATTATGGTTCTAATAAATATTTACAAGAGGAAGTAATAATATTAGGACCAGATGCGTTTAAACGAGAAATACTCCATTTATGTAAGACTAAAGGAGAATGTTCTTATATGGAGTTAAAGGAACAAGTTGAGAGAGAAGTGTTATTCTCAGATGATTACTATAATGGTATTATCGCCTGTAAAATAAGTTCATCTCATATAAAAAATATGTGTACTTTAAACGAATAGCGTGATATAATATATGAATAATATAATCCAATTTCCACTAGAAAGAGTTAGAAAGTCTAAGAAAGATTTGTTGATGGATGAGTTCGCATCGATTTCAGAAGAAATGGTTGAGATTGCTCAATATATATTTGAAATCATAGAATTTGAACTTGAAGAATTGGATTTATTATATTATGAAAGTGTAGATTTAAGAGAAGACGCTGATATGTTTGTTATTACGAATTTAATATATTCTATGTTAGCTCGGCATCAGGGTATACCACATAATCTGCATAGTGATTTAGATAAAATATACGATAAATTGAATTACATGATGGAACCAGAAACCGAATGATATTACTTGATTATAACCAAATTGCCCTTTCAAACATCATCGTACAGAAACTAAACGATGAAAACATGATCAGACATATGATCTTAAATAGTATTCGAATGTATAATAAGAAGTACCGTCACGAATATGGCCAAATGGTGATATGTGCGGATGGCTTTAATTATTGGCGTAAAGAGTATTATTCCAACTATAAAGCAAGTCGTAAGAAAAACCGAGATAGTTCTGACGTTGATTGGAATGAAATCTTTCGCATTCTAAATTTAGTTCGGGAAGAACTCAAAGAACACTTTCCTTATAAAGTATTACATATCGAAGGGTGTGAAGCCGATGATATTATTGGTACTCTTACAAATGAAACACAAGAGTTTGGTAAGAATGAACCGGTGATGATCATATCATCTGATAAAGATTTCATCCAATTGCATAGGTTTAGTAATGTAAAACAATTCTCACCTATTCAAAAGAAAATGGTTCAAGATAAGAATCCTCATAAGTATTTAGCTGAACATATTATTAAAGGTGATTCTGGTGATGGTATCCCTAATATACTATCTGATGATAATTGTTTTGTTGAAGATCGTCGGCAAACTCCAATTCGAGCTAAGCTTATTGAATCGATACTTGAATCAGATTCACCAGAAAGTTCAGAAGCTATGAATGAAGAAGCAAAGAGAAATTACCAACGTAATAGAACTTTGATTGATCTTTCATATATTCCTGAAAAGATCAAAGATAAAATTATATATACCTTTGATAACCAAAAAACAGCAATGAAAATGAGAGTATTAAATTATCTAATTAAAAAACGATGCAGTCAATTAATTGAATGTGTAGAGGAATTTTATAATAATGGCTAAAATGATTTCCACGGTACTTGCCGAATGTAATAGATTAAAATCACGTGAAGAACGAATTGAGTATCTTCAAAAAAACAATACAACACCATTGCGCGATATTCTTCGCATTGCCTTTGATGATGATGTAGTATCTATTATGCCTATAGGTTCTCCACCTTATAAGGCTGATGATGCTCCAGATGGTTATGAGAAATCTACTCTCCATAAAGAATATAAGAAATTTAGGTTCTTTTTTAAAGGTGGAGCTCCAGGGGTAACTCAGATAAAAAGAGAAACCATGTTTATTAATATGTTAGAGACAATTCATTTTAGTGAAGCTGAACTTCTGATCGCAGCTAAAGATAAGAATCTTTCCTATCGAGCAATCACTAAGAAACTAGTACAAGACGCATTTCCAAATTTAATTAAAATATAGGAGGACTCATCACCTAAAAAACCTACATTATGATAGTTTCAATTTAATAGACAACATAGGAATACACTTATGACCTACATCCAAATTGAACGCCTCAAAAGAGATCAGAGAGAGGCCTCCCACTATCAAAATCGATTACTTAAAAAAGGTAAAGATGTCAAGGCTTACAAGCTACAACGTAAGATCGATTTTATAAATCAACACCTTGAAGATTGGGAACTATCGAATAATATTAAGCAATAAAGGTTTACAAAGCTGTGGTGATGTGTTATAATATACTTAATGAAATTAACAAGTGATACTATATTATGAATTTATTTGTATTAGATAAATGTCCTATTGCAGCGGCTCAACTTCAGTGCGACAAGCATGTTGTCAAAATGATTGTTGAGTCCGCTCAAATGCTATCTACAACTCATCGGATATTAGACGGTGTTGAGACG